AAATATGATGATAGTCAGGTTATGAAACCTTACGATCAGCATGGATACTTAATAGTGGCTCCCCACGAATCATTTTCAATACCTGGAGTGGGAGAAATGAGCGGAACAAACATAAGAAAGGCACTATCTATGCCCACCACAGCCAGTCAATATAAGAAGAATTTTGAGGGTGTATTTGGTTGGTGGGACGAAAAATTGGCAAATCTGATGAAGCAAAAATTTTCTAGTCAACCACTAAAAGAAACTAATTTGTTGAGATCCATTTTTAGATCTCTAATAAAAGAAGACATAGAATTGAAATCGGGTGAATGGAAAGAATATAATCTATCTTCACTCAGCGATGATGATATGAAGATAATATGGGATATGTATTCAAACACATACTCAAAAAATGGATTGGATTTCTCTGCAAACGATTTTAAAGAATTAAGAAATAAATACAAGGGAGTTTACATAGAGGACGTTGATAATTGCGGACACCCGGATGCTTTTATAATATTTAAACCCACGGAATTTGGAAATAAGATAGCTCTACTTGGCGCAAATGATAAGAAAGAAGCAAAAAAAGAGCTATTAAGACAACTTTTTAAACTGTTAAAAACATCTGGTTGGTTCATAGAGGCCTCTATGAAAATAGAGGACATTCTCTCAAAATCTGACATACCAGTAATAGAAGATCCTAAAGTTATAAATTCAATAGCGGGCCACAAAGGACTTGAATTGTTAGATAACGGATATTATAAAAGAAAGTTGTCCAAAGTGGATAAAACAATAACGAAGAGATTGTACGGAAAACCAAAAACATCTAATATTAACGAAAGTTTACTTTTGGAGGGCGGAGCCGGTGGTCACATGGCGCACATATTTGACATAGACAAAGTAAAAACTGGCAAAGATCTTGTATCCGCTTTCGAAGAAACCACCAAATTTTTACAAAAAAATCCGGCCCCAGTTAAAATTGACGGAGTTAATGCGTCAATAAGGTTGGGTAACGTTGATGGTAAAAGGGAATTCGTTATAGACAGAGGTTCTAGCAAGGATTTGGACGTTAAGGGGGTCACAAAAAAGGATTTACCTAAAAGGTTTGATATCCCGGGCCACGGAATGGTAAAAATAGGTAGAAAAGTATTGGACATTTTCAATGCTTCTTTACCCCTAATAAAAGATGAATTAAATAAGCTGGGAATGATAAAAAATCCCAACATTCTATTGAATATAGAGTACGTAGAGGGTAAAACAAACGTTCAGGATTACGGAAAAAATTTCTTAGCCATCCATAATTTGTTGGAAGTTACACAAAATCCTGGTAAAAAATCAAGGTCAACTCATGAAATTCCCTATCCAAAGGAAGCACTGGAATCATTGATTAAAAAAATGGAACCCGTAGCAAAAAAATACGGTTTCGAAGTCGTATCTTCAATTCCGGCAAAGATGGAAAAAACTCCTAATTTTAATTCTGTCCTATCAAAAAGCTATTCTATTGTTTTGGCAAAGGGTAAAAAAGAAACCAAAAGTTTAAGAGATTGGTTGAATCAGGCTAATAATCCAAAGGGTTTAAAATTGAAATTGAAGGACGGCAAAACTGTGGACGCTTTGAGTAAACAAGTATTTTTGGAGGTAAAAAAAGGCACCCCAGTAACCGAATTTGTGGAAAATCCAAAGGATTCAAAAGTGGCAATAGACTCTTTCTCAATATACGAAGCTACCATGGAATTGGGGGATGCCCTATTAAAATCAATGACTAGTCCTTTAGGACCAGTAGATAAACAGGAAGGAATAGTGGTTAGGGATAAAGCTCTTTCAAATGAACCTTTTAAAATAACCGGATCTTTTATAGTTAGGGGATTGGAAACATCATTTAGAAACTAATGACAACAGAAGAACGCATACAACTGATAGAAGAGTTTGTAGATTTCGCTGCTCTTCATTTAAAGATAGATCAATTGCCGAAGATGACTTTCATCGACGATAAGAGCTGGGTGCTCACCAGACACAGTTTTGGGGAATACTCAAATGATAAAATGTCAATTGTTATTTACATAGCAAATAGAAACTTGGCCGATGTTTTAAGAACTTTGGGTCATGAACTTACTCACCACAAGCAAAATGAATTAGGTTTATTATATTCAAAATCAGGAGAAACAGGTTCTCCTGTTGAGGATGAGGCTAATATTGTTGCTGGAATATTGATGAGAGAGTTTGGTAAAAGACACTCTATGATATACGAAAGTATCAAAAAAAATGTGCTTTTTGAATTGTTATAAAAAATTTTTGTATGAAAGAAACAGTTTTAAAGAAGGAGTTTTCAAAGAAGGATGTTCAAAGAATGAGAAATATCATCACTAAAAAAGTTGGTGATAGAACTCAAATTTTAGCAGGCTGGGAAAAAGTTGACAACTCTCACTCAGAGGGGGAAATTTGGGAAGAGGACGGTAGAAAGTGGACAATATCCAATGGAATAAAACAAAATGTTACAAAAATGGATAATTTGAAGAGATTAACTGTTTTACCTATATGTTGTCCGAATTGTAAAAAACCCATGAAAACTGATCACTTAAATAAAAAAATGTATGGAATTCATGGAAAGTGCTTTGATTGTGTTATTGAGATGGAAACTGAAATAAAGAGATTGGGAAAATGGGACGAGTACGTTAGTCACCAAAGAAATGCAAATAAAAATGCAGAATTAGATGATTTAGAAAAGCAAATCGAGGAGTGGTTAAATCAAAGAGATTCCTTTATTTCAGAGTCGGGTGAAGTAGAAAGTTGGACTTCTGGTGATAAAACGAAAATGTACGAAGAGGTCAAACAGTGGATAAATGAACAGAAGTCAATTAGTTTATAACATATTTATAAATAAATTTTACTAGATGCCAATTAATAAAAATACTCCTGTGGGAACAGTTGTAAAAGACTTTGAAAAGTCAAAAGCTCCCCAATTTAGTGGTAAAAGCAAAGAGAAGCGCAGAGAAATGGGAATTGCGGCTGCTTTACACGCGCGCAATCCAAAGGGCGCTAAGAAAAAAAGTAAATACGAAAATAATATAGGAGAAATTCATGCTGTTTTGCATCCTCATGAAGGCTGCACTGTCGCAGGAATGGTAAAAGAGATAGATCCACTACAGGGATTGGCACCTCATTCTATAGTGGCAGAGGACGTTCACAGTTTACACCCAAGCAAAGAAAAAGCTTTAAAAGAAGCAGAAAAACTTCATGGTTTACATTTAAAAAAATTGGAAGAGATAGAAAAGAAAAAAGATTTGGTGGCTAAGAAAATTACTGGTGCAATAGATAATCTTGAAAAGAAAAGAAAAGAGCATGTTGATTTAGCTAAGAGTGATCCATCTAACGCAAATTCTCATAAAGATAAAATTGCGCACCTTGCCACTAAAATAGATGACTTAATGAGTAAATTGGAAAGAGTTGAAAGATCAAAAAAGCACAAAAAAGACAATGATAAAACTAAAAAATCTTCTAAAGGAGACAAAAAGTAATTCAAAGTTACTTGCTTTTGCTTTCAGGGATATTGACAACATATTAAAATCCGCAGATAAAAATTCTGAAACTGTTGATGTAAAAAAACTAGTTGAAATATTAAGACATAATTTGGAAGTAATAAAAAGCAACATTAATATTGACTAAAAATAGATAAATGCTAGAAACGGAACACTTTTGCCCCCAGTGTTTGGCAGAATACATAAAAGAGAAATGGAATTCTTTAGAAGAGGCCAAATATCGCGGTAAAACCGTTACGTTAGGAAAACCATTTTTAACTCCAAAAGGTCCAAAAAAAAGGTCTGTATACGTTAAAAATGCGAAGGGAAATGTAGTTAAAGTTAATTTTGGTCAAAAAGGCGTAACTATTAAAAAACATTTACCAAATCACAGAAAATCTTACAGAGCCAGACACCATTGTGAAAATCCAGGTCCTCGTTGGAAAGCAAATTATTGGTCTTGTAGAGCTTGGTAAATCAAAACATATTTATTTTAATAAAACAAACATGAAAAATATCACTAAAATAAAATTGGCGCTTCTTGAAGAATTTGGTCATCCAAAGAGCAAAATAGAAGCAGGAATGGATACGGAATTTCCTAATAGGGAAGAAAACGATGTGACATTCGGTAATGAAAAAGATACAAGCCACGTGGGTAATCACGGGTATGATCTGTGCCCTGAGTGCGAAGTTCCTGCTATGTACGAGGGAGAATGTATGGAGTGTGGGTATTTGGAAGAGGAAAAACACGAAGTTTTCATGGCGAGTAATAATTTGCAGAGCATAATAAAATCTGCTACCGAACTTTTGCACAAATTGGGAGATCGAGAGCAAGAAGTACCTGCTTGGATAGAGGATCATTTGGCTAAAGCGCAAAGTTTTTTAGAACAGGCAAACGAGGGTTTTTATTTCGAGGGAGACTAAACCTGTCCAGATTGTGGAATGCAAATATCAGAGTGCAGTTGTACAACATTATATCATATTCTAAATAAAAATTTATGGCCTTAGATAAATTAGCTGGAGTAATTCCATCTAATGTAATAGCGCAAATTCCAAGTGTAGAGGACAAATTTGAAATAAATACTCCCCTAAGGTTGGCCCATTTTTTGTCCCAGTGCGCTCACGAATCTTCTGGTTTTATGGCTGTTAGGGAAAATTTGAATTATAGCGCTGCAGCTCTAAGGGTGGTATTTTCAAAATACTTTCCAACTGAAGAACTAGCCCAAGAATATCAAAGACAACCGGAAAAAATAGCAAATATAGTTTATGCTAATAGAATGGGAAATGGAAATTCGGAAAGTGGAGATGGTTGGAATTATAGGGGCCGCGGATACATACAATTGACGGGTAAAGCGAATTATTCAGCTTTTTCTAATTCAATAGGTCAAGATTGTGTTTCAAATCCTGATTTAATAGCCACTGAATATCCTCTAGCGTCTGCCGCTTGGTTTTTTAATTCCGCGGGATTACAAAAAATTGCTGATCAGGGGGCTACAGATGAAGTAGTTACAGAAATTACAAAAAAAATAAATGGTGGTATTAATGGATTGACTGACCGGCAAATTCTTTTTAACAAATATATTGCTTTATTGAATTAATTTTTGTCATGGTAGATAACGGTAAAATACTTAAAATATTATTGGAAGAAGAATCGGACACAAAAGAAGTCGATAAGCAACCCAATAAAAAATCAAAAAAATCGGAAGGATTTGAAGAAGATCCCATGGGATTTATCATAAGAAAATACGATGGCTTAAAAAATACCCTTGAAGAATTAATGAGCAAGGATTTTAAGCAATATTTAACTGCAATATTTGTAGTTGCTCCTAAACCTACGACCTTTAAAATAGTACTCCATAACGGCCAATATTTTTTTATAACTTACATGGGAAAAGGTTTTTACGAAGCTAACATAGCTGGTAAAAGATTTTACATGAATAATGTGGGTATAAAAGAAAGGGCCATGGAAGCCATATCCAGACTTTTAAAATTTGGAAGTCCATTGAATACGAAGGGCCCAGAGGGCGTAGAACAGGGCACAAGACCAGAATCCTCTAGCGGTGGATCTGGTGGAGGTGGCGGTAATTTTTCAAGCGGCGAGACCGCAGAAGAACCCGCAGAAGAAACTGGTGGTGAAGAATCTTCAGAGGGAGAAACAACTACTGGTGAAGAATTAAAAGAGGCGGCTTTAATTAATCAGTTGATGAAATTCGATAGGGCAAAAAGTTCAAAAGATAAAATAATAAGTGTATTAATAAAAGAAGTTTACGATACCATGAAAGAATCAGCACCATCAGCAGGTTTATATAAAGATATTCAAAAGCAAATTGTGGGTTCTGGATTTAAGGTAGAAACAGAAAATAAGGGTAATCGTGGTCCAGTATTAAGAGCTGATTTTAAAACTTCAGATCATGTTGAATCTGTGATATCAGATATCGTAAGTAAATTAATTCCAAAAGATTCTTTTGAAATAAAAGAATTTCAAAAGAACCAAGGGGAGTCAAAATCTAGTACGTATCCCACTTTTAAAATATCACTTACAAAAAATACTGATAACTATAAAAAGGGAGAAAGTGTTTATGTAGTTAGTACAGTGAAAAAAGGTGCTAGCACGAAAAGTAAAGCGCTTACACCAAATAAACTTGGAATTACTTCTAAGAAGTTTAAAAACGCCAATCAATTGATGTCAGAAATAAAAAAGAACATTCCAACTGTGGTTGAAAATCCAAAAATAAGTTCATCTTTAGATTTTTTAACTAACGATGTCCTTCAAAATTCTCAAAAAAATAAGTTCAAAAACGTTAATGATATAAAAAAATTTAACGAGGACATACAGTTTAGTAAAGAGACTTCTGCCGCGCTGAATCAATTGAGTCCTCAGGACATCGGTGCTATAGGATCAGATTTTGGTGAATGTTTGGGAGCAATTGCTTTGTTAAACAGTGTTTCCAATTCTGGAACTGGACTTGAATTTCCCGCAGACGAAAAAAATCCGCTTGCGGACTTTCAATTGGATGGGTATAACATATCGTCCAAGTACAATAAGGGGGGTGCGGCTTCCATAGTCGACGCAATTCAGGGTATAGATAAAGAACAGTTAACAACCCCAGCGCAAAAAAAATTATTCAAAGTTTTAGAAACTATTTCTGAAAAATCTGCCATAGTTGGTCCAATAGAAGTCGCTAAAATGCTAAAATTAGATGGCACTCAAAAACTCGCAGAACTCATAAAAGTGGATCCGGATCAAATAACTATACAAACAATCAATAATTATTTGACTAAATTGATTGCTCAAACTAAAAATGATGAACAAAAATCATCCGTAGTACAAAAGAAACTTAAACCATTCTACGATGCAATAGGAAAATCTCCAGATTTCCCGATTAATTGGAGGGATATGTCACCAAAAAGATACTTTGGGTTGATAACTGCACCATTTGCTAATTATGTTGCCGCTTCTATGAATGGAAATAAAGTATTGAAGGCAGCTTTAAAAGAAGTCATGAGTAAATCCGAAGTAAAACAATTATATTTAACAATGAACCTAAAGAAAAATTTTGCTAATTTTAGTCTAAAAAGTTTTTCAAGTTCAGATTTTTTATTCGATTCCGCGTTATCGGTGTACAATCCATCCGTGAAAAAATTAGCTTTTAGGGTAGTTTAAATAAGTTAATACAAATTTTTGAATATATAAAATAGTATGTTGTAGTACTTGTATATTTATAAATAAAGAATATGGCTGAAAACGGCATAAATATACATGACCGAATAAAAGAAGAATACATAAAATGTGCAAAGGATCCAGTTTACTTTATGAAAAAGTATTATTTGATCCAACATCCCCAAAGAGGTAGACAACTTTTTGATCTTTACCCATTTCAAGAAAAAGTACTCAAACTTTTTCAAAAGTATCCCGATACAATCATTAATAAATCAAGACAACTTGGAATTTCTACGTTAGTTTCTGCTTATTCTTTGTGGTTGATGATGTTTCAAAGGGACAAAAATGTTCTTGTAATTGCCACCAAACAGGACACTGCTAAAAACATGGTCACAAAGGTTAGGTTTGCTTACGATAATTTGCCCGATTGGATGCGAAAGATCGCAAAATCAGTGTCTAATAACCAATTGAGTTTAAGATTAAGTAATGGTTCACAGATAAAGGCAGTTTCAGCATCAGGAGACACTGGCCGTTCAGAAGCAGTATCATTGCTTGTTATTGACGAAGCCGCATTTATTGATGATATAGACACAATTTACACAGGCGCTAAATTAACTCTTGCTACGGGTGGAGGATGCATAGCATTATCTACTCCAAACGGTGTTGGTAATTGGTTTCATAGTACATATACTAAAGCACAGAAACAAGAAAACGGATTTTTACCCATATCTCTTCCGTGGACAGTGCATCCGGAAAGAGACGCTGCTTGGAGAAAAGAGCAAGATGTAGATTTAGGCGTTAGAATGGCGGCCCAAGAGTGCGATTGCTTAGCAGGAGATACTGAAGTTTGTGTATTGGATGAATTAACTAAGGAAATTAAATTAATTTCATTACATGATTTATACAGTGATGATGATTCACTTTAAGTAGTTATTATCATGAATGTGATAGCTAAAAGAACTAAAAAATCATGGGAAAAATCAAAATCTACGATAACTAACATAGATTCTATATATGATTATGAAGAAACTAAAAATTTGTTGTTGAAGGATAATGCATATATCCATTTATATGGAAGAGGAAAAAATAGAACATTGATAAAAAATAATCCAAAACTATATAAATCTATATATTATCATACCAAAGATTTAGAATCTTATTTTACATTATATTTTAAAAATAGTATATCTAAAGCTTCATTAAAATATTATTTTTCTTTTTCAAAACGCATAAAATTTATCGTTGATTATAATTGTAATTTTAATTTATTAAAGTGTAAATGCGGAATGGGTTTAACATGGAATACATATTGCAGAAAGTGTCCAGAGTATCATTATACGTTTACTAATAAAACTCACTCAAGCTCCACTAAATTAAAAATGAGAACTTCTACTCTTGATTATATTCATAATAATAGCGGACAAGTTGTTCCTAGATATAATAAAAAATCTATATCTATAATAGAAAATTTTAGTAAAAATAATGAATTTAATTTTTTACACGCTGAAAATGGAGGGGAGTTTTATATAAAAGAACTTGGATATTTTTTAGATGCTTACGATCCTATAAATAATGTTGTATTAGAAATAGATGAAATTCATCATTATGATAAAAATGGAAATTTAAAGGATAAAGATGTTATTAGACAAAAAGAAATTGAATCTTATTTAGGTTGTAAATTTTATAGGTTAAAAATATGATTGAAGTTAAAAAAAATACTAGATATAAAATTCTAACTCCAAATGGATTTGAACCATTTTTAGCTGTGCGCGTATTACATAAAGATGAGTATTATGTTATATATTTTTCTAATAAAAAAAATATAAAATGTGCTACTAATCATAAATTCATCTCTAATGGAATAGAAATATTAGCTAAAGATTTAAAAATAGGAGACATTGTAGATAGTAAGTTAGGACATGTTAATATAATCGATAAAGTTTTAGAACGGGGAGACATAACTTTATATGACTTAATAAATGTTGGTGAAAACAATATTTTTTTTAGTAACGATATAATTTCTCATAATTGTGACTTCGCCACATCAGGTAATACAGTAATAGAACCGGAAATTTTAAAGTGGTACGAAGAAAACTGTATTAAAGAACCAATCAACAGAGAGGGATTAGATAGAGCTTTGTGGGTTTGGGAATACCCAAATCCTATGAGGTATTATATGGTTGTTGCCGACGTTGCTAGGGGAGATGGAATGGATTATTCTACTTATCACGTAATAGACGTAGATACTTTGACTCAAGTAGCAGAATACAAAGCTCAAATTGATACTAGATATTTTGCAAATGAATTAATTTCAATAGCCACTAAGTACAATAGAGCACTTTTAGTAATAGAAAATGCTAATATTGGATGGGATGTAATTCAATCTGTGCTTGAAAGTGGGTATAATAACCTTCATTATAGTCACAGGGCAGATAATAGTGTTGATTTTCAAACTTATTTATCGGTTCATAATGGAAATAATACACTAGTTCCTGGTTTTACCATGGCAACAAAAATAAGGTTGAACATTATAGAAAAAATGAGAGATTTCATAGAAAATAAACAAGTCGTTTTTAGATCTATAAGACTATTGGACGAATTGAAAGTATTTATATGGAAGAATGGTAAACAACAAGCCATGCAGGGTTACAATGATGATTTGGTCATGGCATTCGCAATTGCGATGTTTTTGAGGGAAACTTCGGTTAGGTATAAAAAAACTGCTGATAGTTTAACTGTATCAGTTTTAAATAGTTTGGGTAAAAGTACGGCAGACGTGGGATTTTATAATGCAAACAGTTTAAACACTCAAAATCCATGGAATATGAAAATTTCAGCTCCGGGTGGAGAGTATTCACAAGATTTAACTTGGTTAATAGGTTAATATTAAAAAATAATTATGGCAAACGCAGAAATAAAAAAGGACAATTTATTTGCATCACTTAGAAGACTTTTTTCAACCGATGTGATTATAAGAAATACTGGGTCTAAGGGTGGAGGAATTACAGTAATGGATACAGATAACATTCAAACAACTGGTGTTATTCAAACTAATTCTTTAATAGACAGATTTCATAAAGTATATACAACTTCTACAGCTTACGGAATTAATTTGAATCTCGCTCAGAATTATCAATCCATGAGGGTTCAAATTTATGCAGATTATGACGCGATGGACTTTGATGCGATTATATCTTCAGCTTTGGACATCATATCGGATGAATGCTTAGGCGGAGAAACTGTCATACCTCTGTTGGATGGAAGCAAAAAGACAATAAAATCCCTGTACGAGGAAGGGGCCACTGATTTTTGGTTGTATGGACTGGGCGAAAATCAATCGTTTGTTCCTGTAAAAGCGCAAAAAATAGCTTACAACGGAAAAAAGCTGGTCTACAAAATAACTCTCGACGACGGAACAGAAATAAAAGCCACAAGCAATCACGTGTGGATCGATCCATTTGGAAAGCAGGTTATCACCGAGCAGCTAAAAATTGGAAGCAGCATACTTGCTTTGCCTACTAAAGTATCTGATAGCAGTAAAATGTATGGATACGAAAAAATATGGAATGGCAAAACTTTTGAATATACACATCGTATAGTAGCAAATTACGATCCGCTATTAAAAGAACAAAAAAGATCTTTGAATGAAAATGAAACAAAGATAATTCACCACTCTTCTTTTAATAAAAGAAATAATAGTCCAGAGTATCTCCAGTGGGTAAATTGGACTGATCACAATAGAATACATGCCGAATACAATAAGCAGCTGTGGAATACCATAAATAAAAACAGTGAGTTAAAAGATTACTACTACAATAGACTGATAGAAGGGCAAAAGAAATTTTGGGAAAATGTAAATAGAGAAGAGTTAAGTGAAAAAAAATCTTTGGCTATTAAAAATTACTTAAACAGTATAACTTCCGAAAAAAGAAAAGAAGTGTACGGAAAAAGTGGGAATAAAAATGGAATGTATGGAAACGGTGAAAAGCTATTAAAAGAAAAAAATGGAAGATACTACAAAAATGCTGTGAGAAAAGAGGATGTATCTTTACAATACATAATAACAAAAATAAAAAATAATCCACATAAAAATATACTAAAAGAGATTCAAAATGAGCTAGGGATTATCAAATATGAGTGGAGAAAAATAATTAGAATTTTATTTAAGCAGTACAATTGCAATCATACAAAAGTACTAATAAATAAAATATTAATTGAGGATGCAGCTGATATAATAACATTGTTTAGACAATACTGCAATGACACTTATAAAGAAAATAAACGACTACTTGTAAAAGATTTTTGTGAAAAAAATAATGTGTCAGACGACATACTGAGAAGAATTGTATGTAATACTGGGTATTCTACTTTGACAGATTTTGCTAAATCAACTAACCACAAAGTAATAAGCATTGAAGAGTGTGGATACGAGGACGTGTACGACGTTGTCAATGCAGGAAACAATCACATATTTGCAATAGAAACAAAGGATGGATCAAAATTGTACACTCACAACTGCACGTTAAAAGACGAATCTGGAGTGCTTCTTAGAATTACTTCTGCTGATGAAAACATACAAAATATATTAGAACAATTGTTTTATTCAGTGTTGAACATAGAATTTAATCTTTGGGGTTGGGTTAGAAATATGTGTAAGTACGGAGATTTTTACTTAAAAATGGAAATTTCCGAGGAATTTGGTGTGTACAATGTAATTCCTTTTTCTGCTTACAATATAGTTAGACAAGAGGGTTTTAATCCTCATAATCCAAACGAAGTTAGATTTAAATTTGATCCAAACGCAGCTCTAGGATCCACTACTGGATACACCTCTGCTTACAATAATCAAGATCCGGGTATTTGGTTTGATAATTACGAAATGGCACATTTTAGATTCGTGGGTGATGTAAATTATCTACCTTACGGAAAATCATATTTAGAAAATGCAAGAAAGTTATTTAAACAGTATACACTGATAGAAGACGCGATGCTCATTCACAGAATTGTGAGAGCTCCAGACAAAAGAGCGTATTATGTTAATGTGGGGGCCATTCCTCCCATGGAAGTGGAAAGTTATATTCAGAAGATGATGAATAAGATGAAAAAAACTCCACTTGTTGATCCTCAAACTGGCATGTACAACATGAAGTATAATGAAATGAACATGTTAGAAGATTATTTCATTCCTTTTAGGGGAAATGGGGATACAACTAGAATAGATACAATTCCAGGGTTAACTTACAATGGGATAGAGGACGTTCAATATTTTAGAGAAAAAGTTTTTGCGGCTTTAAAAATACCCAAAGCTTTCATGGGTTACGAAAAAGATCTTACTGGTAAAGCAACTTTAGCAGCGGAAGACATTAGATTTGCAAGAACTATAGAAAGAATTCAAAGAATTATAGTTTCGGAACTTAAAAAAATAGCTTTGGTTCACTTATATGCTAATGGCTATACTGACGAATCTATTGCAAATTTTCAATTGAGTTTGACCGGCCCATCAATAATATACGAACAGGAAAGATTGGCGATGTTAAAAGAAAAAGTAGATCTGATTAATCAGGCATCAGATGCCGCTACACTACCGAGGGATTATATCTGGAAGAATGTATTTCACATTTCAGAGGATGAATTTACAGAAATGGAGGACATGATTATAGAAGATCAGAAAAGAAAATTTAGATACAAACAAATACAAGAAGAGGGTAATGATCCTGTGGAAACCGGTCAAGCTTTCGGTACTCCTCACCAGCTCGCCAGTCTTTATGGAGGTAAGGGGGATGGTACTTTGGATGTACCTTCCGGGTATGATGAATTAGATCCCAACAGACCGACGAAAGTCCCAGGAAGACCACAAAAGTACAAATCTACTTACGCCACTGATGATTCTCCTTTTGGTAGGGATAGGTTGGGATCTTACGATTTAAAATCAAATGCTGAAACAGGAGAAGATAGTTTTAAACCAAAATTTAAGGGGGGCCCTTTAAATCTTGAAAGCACTGCTGACACAAAAGCAATTTTTTTGAGGTACCAAGGAACTCTTAAAAAAATGTTCCCAAAAACTAAAACAACTCTATTTGAATCAACTTTGGACGAAGATAACATACTAGAGGACTTAGAAAAATAATAACATATTTATTGGTAGCAAAATGGGCTATACACGTAACTACTTTCGATGATCAAGCATAGTAAATACAGAAATACTGGAATTTTATTTGAATTATTAGTTAGACAAACTACGGCTGATCTTTTGGAAAACAAAGATTCAAAGGCTGTGAAAATACTAAAAAAGTATTTTACAAATACCGAACTTGGAAAAGAGTACAATTTGTACAATTCTTTAATTAATAGTAAAAAATTAACAGAATCTAAAGCAGAAATATTAATTTCTACTATTATTGATCAGTATAAAAAAATAGATTACGAAACATCCAATAGGTTAAAATATAACTTAATCAAAGAAATCAAAAGAAGTTATAAATTAGAAGATTTTTTTAAGGCAAAAGTAGAAAATTACAAATCTTACGCTTCTATATACACAATTTTTGAATC